ATGCCACGAGGGGCGCCGTGGGGGCGGGGTGGGGGTTACCCGCCCTGGGGGTCGTCGTCGCCGCGGTCGGCCACCTGGTCGAGCAGGTGCAGGGCATCGCCGATCAGTCCGCGGGTCACGTAGGCCGGCTGGGCGCCGTAGCGGGGGACTACCTCGACGTAGCCCACGCGCGCGTCGTCGTCGGGGTCGATGTGCTGGACACCGATCAACAGGACGGCATCGACTGCGATCGCATCGGGTGGTGTGTCGGTGGGGTCGTCGCTGCGGATGGCCTCGAACACGTCCACGATGGCGCAGTCGAGAGCGTCGAGCGCGGCCCGCATCGCTGGGCTGTGGGTCATCGGATCAGGGCACGTAGGCGCCAGCGCCACACGTAGCGCCAGCGTCCGTAGATGGTCAGGTGGTGGGTGTGGAAGCTGCTGTCCCTGCATCCTCGGCATGGCCTGTGTGTGGCTGTGAGCAGGGCTCGCTGTATGAGTGTGGTCATGGTCCTGGTCCTGGGTCGTGGTGGTGGTGGGCTTACCAGGTGCGTGCTGTGACAAACGTCGTGCCTGTGGGTTGGGCCTCGGTGAGACGGTCGCTCTTGTCCCTGTTGCAACAGCGGTGCGCGGCCTGCTTGTTGGGTAGCGCATCGGCCCCGCCTGCGATGACTGGGACAACGTGGTCCACCACGTATTCCCATGGGTCCAGGTAGGGAAGTTCGTAGTCGATGGGCTCCCCACAGATCCCGCAATCGGGGTGCTTCTGCCGGCAGTCGTGGTAGGGGCTCCCACATTCGGGGTGCCCTCGCATGATGGCGCGGCGGTCGCGGTCCCGCTGGGCGGTGCTGCGTGCCGCCGTGCTCATCAGTGCGGGTCTACCACTCGAACGGGCTGTATTCCGCTCGGACGTGCGGCCGGTCGGGGTTGGTCGCGTCGTCAGATCCGGGGTACAGCACGTCGGGTTCCGGCGGTGCCTGTTCGATCTGGACGCGCGTCACCTGGTCGCCGGTCGCCTTGGCGGCGTCCTGCTGCGCGGTGGCGGCGCCGCCGGCAGAACTGGGCACGGACGGGGGCGGGGTCACGCCTGCGGCCTTGGCGCCTTCGGTGGTGCTCGCGTCCTGGGCGGACACGCTCGAAGTGGGCTCGCCGTCGGTGGGTCCGTCGGTGGGGGTGCTGCTGGGCTTCGTGGGCATGGTTCCTCCGGTCGTGGTGTGTCTGGTCGACAGATCCGACGATAGACGCTGTGCAGGTCGATTCGCGTAGCTCGGCCGGCGGCGTCTGCGTCGGAGGGTTCGGAGGGTGGGCACGGTTAGCCCTGCGAACAGAGGCTAACCAGGCACGTTCCGCGTCGTCAGGACGTCGGGCGTTCCACATGTCAGCGCCGGCGGGAATTACTCGCCGGCCGTGGCCGGAAAACTCGCAGCGGTGCCACCTGGTTATCGTCCAGGTGCTCGGCGACGTCGGGCACGCCTTCTAGGTAAGCGTCGCGCCCGCTGCGATCGACTGCCCTCAACCAATCCGGGCAGGGAGGAAGGACACCATCTGTGCCGGTTGGGTACGGCTGCGGCTGTTGCTCGGCCTGGTCAGGGTCGGTCCTGTGTATTACGATGCAGGAACATCGGTTCATCTCGCGGTGACGGAATGTGAGCGGGCGGTCTGTCGGGGACTGCCTCGCAGCAGGAGCCTCGGCCTTCGGGTCGGGGCTTCTGTCGTTTGGTGGGAGAGCCCGCGTCGTTCCGTCGGTCTGTTCAGTTGTGGGGGATCACTCAGCGCGCCGGTTCGGGTTCCGTGCTTCTGGGTGTGATCGCCAGTTCTACCCGCCGGCCGCGCCGAAGTCCAGACAGACAGAAACGGCCGCTACCCGTTGGGGCAGCGGCCGTCTGGTGGCGCCAGATGTTGTGTCGGTCAGAACAGGGTGTCGGCGTAGACCAGGCCGGCGTCGTCGACCACGACGGGCGCCGCGGTGTCTTCGACGGGGACGGGCTGCGCGAGGTTCGCGCGGGTCCATGCGCGGTTGAACGCTTCGAGCGCGTGCAGCTTCTCGCCGACCTTGGCGCCCTGGACGATCGCGGCCAGCGCGGGATCGGTCAGCGGGAAGTTCCCGCGGCCGGCGTGAAACGCGGCGTGGCCGGCCTCCATGCCGATCAGTTCCTCAGCCTGGCGGATCGCGCGCGCGTCGGACAGCTTGCCGGTCAGGTGGAAGTCGTAGCCGGCCAGCTGGACGCGGGTCGCCCAGCTGGTCAGCAAGCGCGGCTGGTAGCGCTCGACGACGGCCGCGGCGCTCACTGGTCGGCCTTGGCGGTCTTGGCGGCGATCGCGAGCAGCATCGCGTCGCGGTAGCTGCCGGCGAAGTCCAGATCCTCGAAGATCGCGTCCAGCTGCGCGTCGATCTTCTCGCGCGCGGTGATCGCGTCGCTGATGGCGGCGCCGATCATGCGGGTTTCGGGGGTCTTCGGCATCCGGTCCAGGTGCAGCAGGTCGGCGAACAGCTGGTCGGTCGTGCGCTGTTCGATCAGGCCGGCCATCTTGCGCGCGGCCGGCGCGGCGTTGTCGGCCGGCGTGGGGACGCAGACGCAGTAGGCGCCGGCGCCGGCGGACTTCATGGCGCGCGATGCGGCGATCGCTTCGGCCTTGGTGGCGTACTCGCCGGCGTAGCGGTTGTTCCGCTCGAATCCGTCGGTGATCTTCACGGTGTAGGTCTTGCTCGCGGTGTTGGTCATGTCCTCAGTCTACGTCATGTGTCGTAGGTTGCGCAACCTGTTCGTGAAACTGGTCAGAGCACCAAAACGGCCGGCCGCGGGGGACGGCCGGCCGTGCTGGTGGGGACTACGCTGCCGGCCGCGGTGCGCAGCGCTCGGCAGCCTCGAACGCTGCGCGGGCCTCTCCGATCAGTTCGTCGGCGACGTCGGCCGCGGTGTGGACGAACAGTTCGGCGCGGTCGAGCATGTCGAGCGCGTAGGCCAGGAGACGCGCGCGGCGGTCGCGCAGCTGCGCCACGGCCTCGGCGTGATTCTTGGCGGTGAGTGGGGGAAGGTTCAGCATGTCGGGTTCCTCTCGCGGTGGTGGTGCCGGCCGGCGGTTGCCGGCCGGCGTCGGGGGTCAGCGGCCGGCGTAGGTCTGGTGCTGGCGCGCCGCGGCCAGCGTCTCGGCGTAGTCCTGCGGTCCCCAGACCTGGACGACGGGCTGGCCGATCCGGCGGTCCAGGATGCTCTGCGCGTAGGCCGGCCAGATGGTGAACGCGTCGGACTTCGCCGCGGCCAGCGCGTCGTGGTCGTCGAGCATGTGGACGGCCTTCGCGAGCATGTTCGCGTAGTAGGCCGGCGTCGCGGGTCCGCCGATCGCTGCGGCCGGCGCGAAGCGCTCGCCGTAGTAGTCCCAGCTGCGCAGGAATCCTTCGGCAGCCTTGCGGGCGTAGGTGGTGAAGCGGGTGTCGGGTGTGTTCGTCATACCTCGACCATACACACTTGTCGTAGCGCGCGCAACCTGTTCGTGTCGCAGGTCGCGACGGGTTTCCGGTCAGTGTTTCTTGCGGAACCCGCCGCGACGCTTGCCGCCGTGGTGGTCGATCGTGCCGGCCGCGACGGCGTTCGAGATACGCGCGGCCTTCTCTTTGCTGTAGCCCTTCCGGCGCAGCTTGTCGTACAGCTTCGGCTTTTTCAGCGACTTACGCGTCCCGCCGCGGCCCTTCCCGCCTCGCTTGCCCATGGGTTCGATTGTGCCGTTTCGCGCGCGCGATCGCTCGCAGGTCGCGACGCAACAGCAGACCGAAGAGCCAGTCCGATCGTGCGATCGCGCGCAGCGCGGCCCAGGTGCCGGCGTAGGTTGCGCCGCCCAGGAACCCGGCCAGCGTGAGCGCCCACCAGACCGTCATCCGGGGAACCCGACGTCTCGCACGCGCGGAGCGTAGGGGAACGGCGCCGGCGGCAGCTTGATCGGGTAGGCGTGCGGTTCGTCGTGTCCCGGCCAGCGCGCGCCTTCGGGGCTGGTCGGGTCGGTCAGGTTGCGCCAGCGCTTCACGTCCTCGCCGAACGCTTCGGCCATCGTCTCGGGCAGCGCCAGGACGTCGAGATACAGCACGCCGGTGCCAACGCCGCTGAACACTTCGCCGAACACGTCGACACCGTGGATCAGCTGGACGTCGAGCCCGTCGAACCACTCCCAGCAGCCCATGCGCGGCGCCTGGTCGTCGTGACAGCTGTCGGTGCGGACGATCATCTGGTGGCCGGTCGCGTCGTCACGCGGCAGCGATCGGCGCCACCAGCAGACGCCCAGCGGGTGCCACTGGTCGAGCGGGTCGGGTAGCGGCAGCGCCGCCCAGATTCGGGACATGGGTCAGGACTCCTTCGGTTCGTCCAGGTCTACGGGTTCGGGTCGGGGTGGTTCGGCCGCGTCGAGCACGCCGGGGCAGTCGATGAAGTGCCCGCCCAGGCCGGCGTCACACAACAGGCAGCGGCCCGTCAGGTCCGGTTCGATCATCGCTCGAACAGCCGGCGCCACACGTCCGGCCGCATGTCGACGACTTCGAGCGCGAACCGCTGGAACCTGTTCACGGTCGGGCTGTGTCCAGGGTTCGCGGTGCGGTGGTCGATCGCCCAGCGCTCAGCAGCCCAGCGGCCGGCGTCGCCGTCGGGGTGCTCGGCGTGCGGGTAGACCAGGGCGCCATAGTCGGGCTCGCGGACGCCTGGACAGTCGTCACACTCCGCGCGCCAGCCGGCCGGCAGCCGCGGCGCCAGCTGTGGCCGGCGATCGGGTTCGATGCCCAGCGCGTGAAACAGCGTGTTGCGGACCTTCGTCACAGTCGCCAGCAGATCCGCCACAGGGTCGGGTTCCGGGATCGGTGGCTGTCCGGTCAGCAGCCGCATCCGGTTGTAACAGCCACGCTCGAACGTGCCGCCGTAGACCGGCATGATCCAGCCGGCCTCGCGGATCGCCTCGCCCAGCGCATCCATCGACAGATCGCCGTCCAGTTCCAGCCGCGTCCGCTCGCACAGGTCGCACGTCACGCGCCAGGGCTGTCCCGGCAGCCGAACCGCGGCCACTACAGCGACTCTCGGAACCGCGCGGCCTGCTCTTCGAGCAGTCGCAACACGTCGCGGCGATCGGCGCCGTTGCTGATGTAGTTGCAGCGGCCATCGTCCGATCCGAACGGGAAGACCAGGAGCACGAACCCGGTCTGTCGGTCGTTGCCCTGCGCGCCGCCGTTGAACGCTATGTCGAGCGCGTGCGCGACGTCCTGCATCATCCGCTGGTAACCCGGTTCGATCGGCTGGTCGCCCAGCTGGGGGGTCTGGTCAGGCATGGTTCATCGTTCCTTCGTGTTGGTGGGCCACGCCAGCAGCGCCAGCGCGGTTGAGTGTCGTTCCTTCGGCTCGAACGGGATCGGGTCGCCCATCTTGAACGCGGCCATGGTCGCGTATGCGATCGCGTCGGCCACGTCGTCGGGGTTGTCCTTCTTGCGCCACTTCGCCAGCGGGGGTTCGATCTGCCCGCGATACCAGTCGTCGATCACGGCCATCATGTCGAGCTTCGACGCGTTGCCGGCGCCCGTAACCCACGCCTTCGCCTTCTTGTTGTCGACGACGACGACGGGGATCGAACGCGCGGCGAACGCCTCGAAGATCAGGTGCCACAGGCCGGCGCGGTCGAACTCGTTGCCCTGGTTGCCGATCGCGTAGGGGTGCCCTTCGATCACCACACAGTCCGGCCGGCCGGCGGTCGTCGCGGCCTGGTAGACCATGCTCCGCGACTGGCGTATCCGGTTCGAGCGCGACGCCCAGCTGGCGCCGTTGTGCCCGTCGCGCCCATACCGGCCGAAGTGTCTCAGCCGGCCGTCGACCAGCACGGCGACGCCCGTACTGGTCAGCGACGGATCTATCCCGACCGCGATCACGGCGCCTGGTCTTCGTCGTCGTCGATCACTTCGCAGTCCACCACGTCGTCCGCCGCGGCCCGCTTCGCCGCGGCGCGCTGCGCCACGTTGTCGAGCACTTCGGCCGCGCGTATCCACGCGCCGGCCAGCGCGCGCGCCTGGTCCGCCGTTACGCACTCGGCGCCGGCCATGTAGACGTTCGACAGGATCGCGGCCCAGCGGCCCTCGTCGTCGGGGTAGATCCTGATTCGAGCGTGCCGGTTCGGCGCCAGGCCGGCCGACGGTGGGGGCATCACGAACGGGATCGCGAACCCGTCGATCGTCTCGTCGGGTCCGTCGGGGTGCCAGTTCGGCAGCGCCAGGACAATCGGGTTGAACACGGCCGCGTTCTCGCGGCCCTGCGCCGGCGCCATCAGCCGACCACCAGATCCAGTTCGCTCCGATCGAACCAGACGTGTTCCGCTTCGCGCGGCCCGTCCTGGTCCGTCGGCCCCGGCAGCATCGACACCAGGTAGGCCGGCTCACGGTGGGCCGATAGCCGGTTCTGCAAGATGATGCCGGTTCGGTCGCGGTGTGTGCTGTTGGGGTTCGTCACGATGACGCGGACGGGGTACGCGCCGCCGTTCGCGGCCTCGAACGGGTCGGCCGCGGTGTTCGGGTGCTTGCCGCCGCGGCGTACCTCGTCCAGCTTCGCCCGGACGTCACGCCGGATTCGGGTCCGGCGCTCGCGGATCGTCTCGTCGCGCGTCGTCATGTGGCTGCCGGCCGCGATGCCCACGACGTCGGGCGCCTTCGCCAGTTCGGCGTAGATCGCCGCTTCGGCCATGAGCGACCAGTACAACTCGGGCAGGTGCTCGCGGACGCGGCCGGACTTGCCGGGTTCCAGCTTGAGTTTCTGCGCGGCGCGGATGGTGTCGAGCGCTGCGACCATGCAGGACGGCCGCGCGTCGATCGGGTAATCGGTCACTGGTGGGTGCCTTTCTTCTGGTGGTGGTCGGGGCACAGGTAGCGCCCCGGATACGGGGAGGGGAGGAACTGCCAGAGCTTGCCCAGCCTCAGCGCGTCGCGCGCTTCGGACGGTAGTCGGATCGCGTCGCAGTCCTCGAACGAACACAGCAGCGGCGACGGTTCGACGGTGCAATCTGGCCGGTGCTCGACGGGCTCGCGATCCAGCAGCGCGCCACAGCCCGGACACGCTGCCAGCGCGCCGGACCAGTTCGAGCGCATCTGGCCGGCCGTGATGCGTGGCACGTCAGCCGGCGGATTCGATCGCGTAGCACTTCGGGCACAGGAACCGCAGATGGAACGACAGCCCCTCGTCCATCACGACGCGCTGGCAGCGCGTGAACACGGTCAGCGGATCGCCACAGTTCGCGCAGTTGTCGCCGCCTTCGCTGCCGGCCGGCGCGCGGTCGTGCCAGTCGGCCGCGCCGGCGCGACACGTCTCGCAGTGGTTCGGGTCCGGCCGCGGCTCGCAAACGATCGTGCCGTCGGTCAGGATGCCGACGTGGTAACCCAGCTGCTCGGCGTAGTCGCGGATTTCGTATTCGGCGATCGCCTGGTCGATCGCAGCGTGTCCGTCTGCGGACATGCGGACGTCCTTTCTGGTGGGTTGTGATAGGGGGGCGCCGGCCGGCCGCTGCTTGACCGGCCGGCGCCCGGTCCTAGTCGGCGAACTGGTAGTGCTCGGTGACCAGTTGCAGCTGCCCGCGCGGCTGCCGGCCGATCGCCATACGTTCGGCCTGCTGCGTCGGCGTGTAGCCGGCCCAGTAGGAGAACGTCACAGGTCCGCGGGTGCGACGCATGAACGCGCGCGCCGCCCGGATCGCCCGCGCGCGGGTCCGGTACATCTTCGACGTCAGGATCGGTTCGCCGTTCCCAGTCGACACGGTGTACCAGTAATCGCCGGTGTTGCTCGCGTTCGGTCCGGCCTCCGACTGCCGGACGTACAGCGGCCTCATCCGCTGAACGCCGGCGACGGATCATCGCCGCCGGCGTCGTCGTCGGCCTGGTCCGCGTCGGCGTCGGGAACCACGGACAGATCCGGTGCCGGCGTGTCCTCGGACAACGGGTTACCGTCCTCGTCGAACATGGGCGGTTCGTTCTCTTCCTGCTCGGCCTTCTCCGCTGCCAGCTGCTCGGCCTGCGCCTTCGCCTTCGCCGCGTCCGCCATCGCCTTGATTTCCTCGCGGGTCGGCGGCTTCGGCGTGCCCGGTATCCACATATCGCCGATCCGCCGGCAGCGCCGGATCGGGACTTCGTGCCCGTCCTCGGTGAACCTGGTCGCCTCTTCGGTGACTTCCAGTTCCACCATCAGCGTGACGCGGCCCAGTCCGCGCGGCGCGTTGTCGAGCGTCGCGACGTGCGCACCGGACAGGAAGATTTCGGCGCGCTCGCCGACCTCTTCGGCCTGGTCGGGATCTTCCACGTCGTCGAGCGCGTTCGTGGTCGGCAGATCCTCGGGCTGGTCTTCGATCAGTGCCATTACTGCGTGTTCCCTTCGGTGGTGGGCTGGCCGGCGGGTTCGCCGGCCAGGAACTTTCGGAACGCTTCGGCGTCCTCGACGATCACGGCCGCGCTGGCGCCCGGATCGTTCTGGATCGCCGAAGCAAGCGCGATCTTGCGCGTGATCCGGTCGGTGTCGGTCAGCACTACTCGTTCCCTTCACTGGTGGGGTCCGCCGCGGTTGCGGTGGACGTCTCGCCGGCCACGATGCGCGCCACCACGGCGTCCGCTTCGTCGACCAGCGCGTTCTGCTGCTGCCAGGCGTACAGCTGGTCAGCGACCTTGCCAGTTTCGGTGTCGTCCAGGTCGTCGGTGCTGGTGACGTCCGGCCGGCCCAGAATGCCCTGGTAGAGCGCGATTTTCCCGTCGCGGTTCGCGTCGTCGCCGTAGCCGGCGTCGTTCAGCAGCCCGTACAGCCGCTTTTCGAGCGCCTTCCGCATCCGCGATTTCGGCCGATCCGGGTCCGCGGCCGGCGCCGTCGAGCGCTTCGCCGCGATCCGCTTCGACTTCTCCGCGGCGTCGGCGTCGATCTTCTGGCGCTTCGCCTGCTCCGCGATCTGCTCGGCGGTCGGCCCCTCGACGATCGGCGCGGACTGCGCCTCGTCGGCCTCGCGCGCGGCCAGGTCCGCTTCGGCGTCGTGCTCAGCCGGCGACGGGTCAACGGGCTGAGCGTCCGTCTCCGCGTCGCCGGCCGGCGTTCCGGTGGTGTCCGGCGCGGGGGGCGCTTCTGGCGTCTCCTGCGCCGCGGTGGGCTGCTCCGCGGCCGGCCGCGGGTTGTCGGTCGGGTTCGTCGGGTCTTCGGTCGACACTGGACGGTCCAGGGGGACTTCCTCGGCGAATATCTCGTCCTCGGTCACGACGTTGGCCGGCGCCCGCTCGGGGATCGGATCGTCGTCGAACGTCTCGGATTCCAGGTCTTCCTTCGAGTAGCCCAGACCCATGAGCACGTCGGGCGCCATCTCGCGGCAGACCTCGGCCTGCGCCTTCGCTTTCAGCATCGTCTGCGGGTCGGTGATGTACTTCATGTTCCCCAGGACGGACACCTTGCGCTTGCCGTCCCAGAACTTCTCGACGGTCACCCAGTCGTCATCGTTCAGCGGGTCCGGGTTCTCGACACCAGGCGCCGGCGTCGGCACGTAGCCGGCGCGCTTCGCCCGCGCGATTGTCCAGGTGCTCCGGTACTCGTCGCCGTCGCGATCGCGGCCGACAACGGTCACGGACTCGTCGGACTGCTCGACCGTGCGCACCTTGTAGCCGGCCTGCATCAGCAGCCCGACCATCGTCCGCGCTTCGAGCGTGGGCATTCCGTGAATCGGGATCACGCGCTGGACGGCCTGCCACGGCTTCAAGCCCAGTTCGGACCCGTACAGGATCGCCGCGGTCGCGTCGGCCTGCTTCCCGAACAGACGCTTCGGGATCAGGCTGGTTCGCACCAGTTGGCCGGCCAGCTTCCACGCCGTGTTGTACGTCTCGGCGTGCTCCATCAGCGCGACGACGGCCGTCGACTGGCGCGGTCGCGCCGGCGGGAACACTTCGAGCGTGCCGGCGTCCTGGTCCTGGTGTGCGATTTCGGTCATGGTGTTGCCTCTCAATTGGTGGGTTGTAGTGCGTAGAACTCTTCCAGCGACGCTTCGATCTGCTGCGTCGCCCAGCCGGCCATGCCGACCTCCTGGATTCCGTCGTAACCAGGCCAGCGGCCCTCTTCGGTGCAGCGCGCGAACAGTTCGATCGCTGCCCGATTCTGGCGCCGGCCCAGCGCGACGATTTCCGGCTTGATGCGGCAGACGGACACGGTGAACGGCGCCGTCTTCGACTGGACGACGAACAGGAACCCGGCGTCGGTCAGCCCGATTTCGGCCAGCCCGTCTTCGTAGAACGCTTGCTGCTGGTGGTAGCCGTAGTCGATCACGGCGCGCTGAAACTGAGCGGGGTTCGCGCTGGTCGACGTCTTGTAGTCGATGCAGATGGTTCGCCCCAGCCCGTCGGTCAGGAAGTCCGGCCGGCAGCGCAGCCGGACGCCCGTCGCGTCGTCGTGCCAGTAGATGCTGTGTTCGGCCTGCCCGCGGGAGAACAGCCGGCCGGCAACCCGGTGCGCATGGACGCGGCCGGCCATCGTCTGCGCCTTCTCCATGTCCCACTTCGGCATCGGGATTCGGCCTTCGCGCCGGTGCTTTGCCGCCGCGGCCTGCCACTCCGACGTCCGGGCGGGTTCCTTCGCGATCTTCCCGTCCTTACCGTGTCCGCAGACCTTCGGGTCGAGCAGCCCCAGCTGGTTCCCTTTGCCCAGCACCATCTTGTGCGCAGCGTGCCCAAAGTCGAAGTTCTTGTTCACGCCGCGGTCGTTGCGCCGGTTCCAGTCGAACTCTTCCGGCGTGGTCGCGAGCAGCGCGCGAGCCCCGGACGACGACAGCGATCCCAGGTCGCCGTGATAGACCTCTTCCGCCACGTTCGAGTAGATGCCGTCGTTCGGCGGAACGGCGTCGGTGTAGTCGCGTCGCGGCGCGGTGTCGACGAAACGGTGGCCGTGTTGTTCACAGCCCAGCGTCGAGCGACACGCGAAGCACAGCCAGACTTCGTGCTGAGTGCAGAACGCCGGCTTTTCGCCCGGTCGCTGCTTGCTGTACTTCTGCGCATATCCGCAGTTCTGGCACTTGATCGGCCGGACGGCGCCGGCGGTCATCGGATCGCCTCGCGGCCGGTCGCGTTGATCCGGTAGACCACAGCGCGCCGGCCGCTGCTGTTCTCGCGCTTCACGACTTCGGCGCCGTCCATCATCGGGTCGATCATGCCCAGCCGGCGTAGGTCGCTGTTGCGCTTCGACGCGGCGTAAGCGTCCAGGCCGGCATACTCGCCGGCCTTCTCCGCGGTCAGCCCGCCGGGGTGGCCGGCGTAGGAGCGCAACAGCGCCGCGCAATGGCTGTTCATCGTGGTCAGCCGGCCGGCCGCTTCGTGACTGGTGTCCGGGTCCGACGTCCGCGCGTGCTCGCGCGCTTCGTAGTCGAACGCGAACTGGTCGGCCGTCACCTTCCGCCGCCGTAGTTCGCGCTGCCCTTGAGCAGCGCCGTGTGTGCTTCGATCGCCGCGGCCAGCCGGTTCTGCGCTTCCGCCTGGTGGTCGAGCGCGGTCGTCAGATCGTCGACCCGCTGCGCCGTTGCGTCGTCCATTCCGAACTTCATCTGGTGGGATGCCTCTCTTGTTCGTTGAGTCGTGCCAGTAGCTCGTCCGCGGCCTTCGAGCCCTGCGCCCGGTGCAGGTTCTCTTCGGCCGTCTGCCGCGGACTGATCCCGGTGTCCGCCGCGGAGAACGCGACGGCCCGGATCGCCGCCCGCTCGCCGACGAATCGACAGCGGGCGCCGGTCTTGGGCTCAGTGTGGTCGTGGTATGCGACGACTTCGCCGTGTTTCGCGTCCGGCTCGCGATGGGTGCCGCACTTCGCGCCGCAGATCGGGCAGAAGCGCAGCTGGTAACCCGGCCAACGGTGAGCGTCAGCCACGGTCGGGATGCGACCGCACGTAGTCCACGCAGCCGGCGACGATCGCCAGCAGCGCGACACCGATCACGACGAACGCGGCGATCGGCACACCGACGGCCAGGACCAGGAGCGCGGCCAGCAACCCGACCAGGGCGCCGCCTATGCACATTTTCATGCTGTGACCTCCACAAACTCGCAGCGGTGGAAGTGCAGCCGCGATCGCGTCCGGCCGCACGTCTTGAAGTCCTCGGCGACACCGACGCACCAGACGCCGGGTTCGACGTCGCACACAGGACAGGTTCGTTCGAGCGCGCGCCGGGTCAGACGATCGCGGGGGTTCGACAGCCGGTTGCCGCGCGGTCCCCTGCCGCGGTCGTAGATCCCGGTCGCGCTGCCCATTACTTCCGGCCTCCGCGCCACGCGACGTAGAAGCCCCAGCGCCAGACCACCAGCGACGCGCTGTGATCGTGGTAGCGGTCCTGGTTGTCGTAGTCGAACTGGCCGGTGTTCTCCCACAGCCGGACGTCGAGCGTGAACGCCGCGCCGGCCGCTTCGCCGGTGTCGTGCTCCATGTCCTTCGACACGTCGCCGACGATGACGCGCCAGCGCCATTCCGGCCCGTAGCCCGGTGCGCCGTTCCACTCGCGCGACCAGTTCCACCAGCGCGTCGGCCGCGGGGTGTCCTCGTCAATGTCGGGTTCGGTGGCGAACCACTCGCGCGGGTGCCTCATCCTGCGATCCCGGCGTGCTGGTCGGCCACTCCGCGGCCGGCGTCCAGCTGGTCGAGCACGTCGGCCAGCTGCTCGTCGAACTCCATCACGTCCACGTCGATCGCGATGTAACCGCGGCCGTACTTGCGCGGGACCAGCTTCACTTCGCGTTCGATCCGCGCGCGGATCTGCGCCGGCGTCGGCCGCGGGTGCCGCTCGTCGAACGGCCGCGCGATCAGGGGCGCCCGCTGGTGGTGCCGGCCGCGCCGGAACCAGCCGGCGAACGCCTCGGTCCGGCCGACCAGCCAGCCGAACAGCCGGACCATGAACGCCGGCGGTTCGATGAACACGGCCAGCGTGAACAGCGAACCGATCGCGGTCCCGACGATGACAGCTTCGATCGTGGTCATCAGTTGTTCCGCCCGTCAATCTCGCCGGCCTTCGATTCGATCCGATCGGCCAGCGCGCGCAGAGTCGACGCCAGTTCGGCCGGCGGGATCTTGCTGTGAATGTCGACGGCGCCGGACGGGAACCCCAGCAGCGAGAACGCGCATTCGTCGGTGACGTTGACCAGTCGGACCTGCTTGTCGTCCATGCTGCCGCTCATGCGATGTAGACCACCAGGACGGCGCCGGCGTCGTTCACACCGAAGCAGCGTTTCGGGTTCGTCCAGTGCCAGACGTCGGTCGCGGTCCGGCTGCACTGCATCGTGTAGAACTTCCCGGTGACCGGCGACGTCGCGATGACGGTCCAGCCCGGTTGCCAGTAGAACGCGGCCCGCACGTTGTCGGCGAACGCGCAACTGGTGTCCGGGGTCGCGACGCCCGACAGCCCCGACGGGCACTCGTCGAACCCCTCAGCGTTCGCCCGCTGCGATGCCCACAGCGCGCCCAGCGCAGCGACCAGCACGACGACGGCGACGATCAGCACGCGCCGCAGCCGGCGGACACGGCGCCAGTAGTCCGGCCGCGCCCGGTGCCGGCCGCGGGGGATGGTGCAGGACACCACGCGGTAGTCCTCGGGGTCCAGGTCCACGAAGTCGGGGTCCAGCCGCTTCGCCCACGGCGCGCCGGGGACGGTGCCCAGCGTGCAGTCCAGTTCGTCGATCGTGCGATCCAGCACGGCGTCCCGATGCGCCAGCTGCTCTTCGGCCGACAACCGCGCGATGCAGAACGCCTCGCATGGCCGGCCGGCGGGCTCGAAGCACAGCGCGCAATCCTCGTCCGGGTTCCGGCGGTAGGGCAGCAGCGGCCGGTACGGCAGCGGCTCTTCGACGTCGGGGGTCATGTCCTCCGCGCGTCGATGCCGGCCCACTCCGTCGAGCCGGTCCAGGTACGAAACGTCGGGGTCGGCCGGCGTTACTCTGTCTTCTGACATGTCGAACTCATCCTTCGGTGTGTCGTGCGGCCGGTGCTCTCGGGGTTGGGGGCGCCGGCCGCGTTTTCAGTTGCCGCCGTAGTCGGCGGGGTTCAGGTGACGGTCCAGGTCCGTCGGGGTGAGGGGGAACGGGCTGTCGGCGTCGCGCTCGACGGCCTCGAACTGGTCGGCGCGATCGCGCAGCGCTTGGATGAACAGGTCCACGTCGGTCAGCGCAGCCGCGGCCGACGACAGCAGGATCGGCTTCCAGCCGGTGATGATGGTCGCCGCGATGCGCAGCAGCTTCGAGTCGGGCAGATCGTCGAGCGCGGACCGCACGACGTCCGGCGCGATGGACTCGCCGGTGGTGTAGGTCTGCAACGGTGCCGGCGCGGTCCAGCCGGCCGCGGTGTGCCGCTGATAGTTCGGGTCAAATTCCGGGATCGACGGCAGTCCGCCCTGGATCGCTTCGCCGGCCGCGATCAGCGCGTCGCCGACCAGCACGCGTAGCGACTTCACGACTTCGACGCGATGTAGTCGGCCAGCGCCGCGCGCGCCTTCGCAATCTCGCCGTACAGACGGACGCTCTCGGCGTCCACGACGTAGCGGCCGAACTCGTTCTTCTTCGCGAGCACGTCGCCGCGCTCCGCGGCCTTCTGCAAGGTCCGCAGGTTCACGCCGTAGCGCTCCGCTGCGACCTGCAACGTCAGTTCTTCAACAGGTGGGGTTTCGGTGGGGTTGGTCATGCCGGCCACGCTACGCCACTTGTCGGACTTCGCGCAAGACAGACGCGCCGCCCGAACTTGTCGGACGGCGCGCCTGGTGTTCGTCTACTCGCCGCAGTCGGGCTCTGGCAGCGCCGGCCTGGACGTCGGCCGCGCCGCGTCGTTCTCGGCCTGCTGGCGATGAATCCCGTCGATCTGCCGGTTTATGTCGCCGGCCTTCGCGAAGAACGTCCGCGACACAGCGAACCCGTATTCCTCCCGCGCGGGATCGTTGGGGTCCATCGCAGCGATCCGCGGGTCGGACGGCGCGATCAGCTGGCCCAGCCACTCGGACTGTGCCTTCGCCAGTTCGGCCAGCAGCCGGCGTTCGTTCTGCGACAGCCGATCGTTGTCGGCGCTGATCTTCTCGTTCGCCGCGGTGACGGCGCGCGACGCGTTGATCGCTTCGATCAGCTGTTTCTGGCAGTCCTGGACGCGCGCAGCGAACGCCGCCGCCTCGGACGCGTTGCGCTCGTTCGCCTGGTCGTTCTCGTTCGTCGTGTAGACCGACCAGGACAGGAACGCGACCGCGATCATGCCGATCAGCCAGCGCCGATCCGTCGCGAGTACCCGCCACTTCGAGCGCTTCCGGCCGTCCGGCAGGGGGTGGTGTTTCTCTTCCCAGCAGACCCGCGCCAGCTGCGTGACCTTCGACAGAACGAACCCGATCACGATGCCGACCACCAGGGACCAGGACAAGAGGTTCGAGAGCACGTCACCGAGCATGGTCGCCCCCGTTCACGTCGTCGGCCGGAATGCCGTTGTCGCGCGCCGTTGCCGGGTGCTCGACCTCGGCGACAGCCGCGGCCCGGTCCGCCTTCACTTCGGCCCGGTGCGCCGTGTCCTGCGCGTCCTTCACGTCCGCCGCTCGCTCAGCGTCGCGCTTCGTCTTATCGCCGCTGAGCCCGCCAAGCAGGGCGCCGCCGGCCAGACCGACCAGCGTCACCATGCCCTGCGGTGCCTCGCCAACGATTTCCCAGATCACATACGTGACCACGATCCCGATAGCGAAGTACAGCGATAGACGCGTGTCGGATGCCCAGGAGCGATGCCGCGGCCCTTTCCACGCCGCCACGGCCTATTCCGCGGCCCGGTGCCGGCCGACGTAGCTCGCGTCGATTGCCTGCGGTGCGACCTCGCGGACCAGTTCGATCGTCTGGTCGGTGTGCGCTGCGATCTGGTCGAGCGTCGGCGCCGCGTTCGTGAGGAACGTCGCCATGCGGACCAGCCACGCGCAGACCACGGCCACGCCGGCGCCGATCGCCGCCGCGGTGCCGTTGCCGGTGGGCAGAATGTCGGCGACGTAGCCGGCGAACGTGGTCAGGAACAGGACCAGCGCGGAGAGCAGCGCGGCCGTCGCCTTCGCCTTCTGCGACGGGGTGTACTTCGACAACATCGGGTGTTCCCTTCGATAGTGGGTGGTTCGGGCGCCGGGGAAGTCCGCCCGAACCACCATCACACTATCGCCGGAAACGGTGGACGTGTTGGAACGCCTCTTCCATCTTCGCCTGGTCGAACTCGTACCCGCCGTGCGCCTGCAATCCTGGCAATGCTGCGACCAGCCCGATCATTTCGGGAATGGACGCGAGCACGCCGGCCGGCCGCAGCAGTTGGTACAGCTGGTCGTCGACAGCCTTGTCCCGATCGGTGCCGGCCATGCCCATGAACGAACCCAGCGCCGGGTTGCCGGACAGCCCGGTCATGGCGCCGACGCTCATCTGCGCGAGCGATCCGAACATGCCGCCGCCGCCGCCCAGGATGCCGCCCAGCAACCCGCCCAGCGGCAGGAACGTGAGCCAGTCCGGGATGATGCGCGCGGCCAGTCGCAGGACGTGGACGAAGAACGGCAGTTCCATTTCGGCCTGGACGATGATCCCGAACATCGCGCGCCGGATCTTGTCGGTCGCCACGGCGTAGAAGTCGTTCGGGTAGTTGACCTCTCGACACAGCCGTTCGAGCCATGCGGGGAACGTGAGCCCCGATATGCCGGTGCCTGGTGTCGACGGGTCGCCGAACAGGATCAGCCCGTTGATGCGATCGCGCAGCCGCTCGAACGGCCCGCCTTCGCCGAACAGCCGCGCGACGCTGCGCCGGATGCCGTCGGCCGACTGGCTGTAGCCCTCGAACCACAGTTCCACGTCCACGCGCGCGTCGCGGTCGTGCTCGCGCGCGGCCATCGCCTTCTGGACGTCGGGGTTCGCCCACAGCAGCCGTTCCAGTTCGCGGTCCAGCATGTCGATCACTTCGAGATACGAGTACTTCGGGTCGCCGCCCATGAAGCCCAGGTATCCGCCGATCGGGTAGCCGATCCACTGGTGGTTGACGTTGTGTTCCCGCTTGCAGCGCTCGCCCAGCTGGTAGGCCGGCCCGACGTTGCCGGGGGCGCCCGAACCCGGCGCGGTGTAGTGCCAGATCGGCCGGCGCGGCGCGACGACGGGGGGTTTCGACTCGCCAGGCCAGGTGTAGCCGGCAGCTGCCGCGGTGCGATCGCCGAACCGGCCGTCCTGGATGATGCCCAGCTTCGCCTGCAACGCGAACGTCCAGCGCTCTTCGTCGCTGCCGAAGTAGCCGTCGCGCTTGCCCAGCAGTTCGGCCAGCTGCGAATACTTCCGCTTCGCCCAGTCGTACCAGGGGTTATAGAGCGGACCAGAATATCCGCGCTTCATTTCGGGCATGGTGGGCGCCTTCCTACGGGTTGAGTGCCGCCGCGGTCATGGGTCCGACTATGCCATCGGCGACCAGGTGGACGTGCTGCTGGAACCCGATCACGGCCAGACGCGTGAGCGGTCCGAAGATCCCGTCCACGTCGAGCCCGAACGGGGTCGGTGGCCGGTTCATCGCGGCCTGGATCGCTGCGACGCGATCGCGGTTCGGGTTCGGCTTGCCGGCGTATTCGAGCCAGTCGGCGTAGCGGTCCGGGTTCGTGCCGGGGAGCACGACGGGGGGCGCCGCCGCGATCGGGGGCGCCTCGGTGCCGGTCAGCCAGAACCGAACGTCATCCATGAACGTGTTCACAGGGAAGTTGTGCCCGACGTCGGAATGTCCGCCGCCCCAGGCGCCGAAGCTGCTGTGGTCGCAGATCCCGTTATGTCCCCACGGTGGAGTGCCGCGGCCCTTGATCCATTCGAGCGGGATCGGCCGGCCGCGTTCGATCGACAGCTGAATCCAGAACGCGACCTGCTTCGCGCCCAGGCGCAGCGCCTCGCGCTCGTTGTACCCGTCCGCGGGGTTCGGGTCCAGCCACGCTTCCCGCGACCAGCCGGCGAACGACGACGAGAAGCAGTAGTGGTAGGCCAGGTTGTTCGCGCCGACGGCCGACCAGCTGCCGTCTTCGTCCCGGACCATGCGGATCACTTCGCGGTCGTCGCCGATGCCGTGGTAACTGACTTCGTGCGTCTCGCAGTACTGCCGCAGATCACGCGCCCGCGATCGCGACTCGCTGGTGTGGAGCGCAATCCAGAACGGCCACGGCTTGCCGTCGCGGTTCTCGTAGCGGTTCGCCTTCGTCAGTAGGTAGACGCCAGGGTCGGCGATCTTGCCGGCCGGCTTCACGATGGCCGGCGGGGGAGCGGGTGCCGGCGCGGGTGCCGGCGCGGTGCCGGCGATCGGCACGCCCGGAGGAACGCGGACGCCGGCCGGCGGGGGGTTCAGCGGATGATCGGCGAACGCGTAACCCTTGTAGCCGTCGGTGTGGATCAGCTGAAACGCTGTCTCGAAGTCCACCCAGTAGACGTTCGGCGCGAACCCGCTGTCGGCGATCAGTAGCGACGGCCGGCCGTCGTTGCCCTCGTCGGACCAGCCGACACAGGTCACGTAGTGGTAGGTGGTGCCGCCGCCGTAGGACGGGTTCGGGGAGCCCTTCACGCCGCGGATCGGCTTGCGGTTCGGCGGGACAACCCAGTTCAGGATGACGGGGTAACCCGCGTCGATCGACCGCACGACGTCCCACCAGAAGTAGTCGCGGCGCTCGTTGGCCGGCCGCGCCGGCGTGCCAATCTTGAGCCCGCCGGGGTAGACGGACAGGTATTTCGCGTCGGGGATTCGGACGTCCAGCACGCGTTCGATCAGCCCCACGTTGTCGGTGCCGTTCTGCGTGGTTCTGCACTCGCGCGCCAGCGTCGCTTCGTCTACGAACTTCCCGCGCGACGACAGCGCCATCTGCGCGGACGCCGGCCCACACCAGTACCCGGTGTCTTGGCGGATGATCTTCCGGTCGAACGGTAGAACCTTCTCGGTCATGGTGGGTTGCCTCTCTACGGCCAGAACAGCAGCGCGAACGCCGCCGCGCGCCGGTGCCGCCAGTACGGGTGATCGGCGATCGCCCCGCTACACACTGGACAGCGGTCCTCGGGGTGCCCTTCGCGCGCGTCCGGGTCGTTCATCCCGAATGCGTCCAGCCGGTCGAGCAGCCGGCGGATCATGCCTCGACGACGGTCCAAACGGGCTCGACGGCCTGGACCAGCTGAAAGTTCCGGTTGAACGGGTTCCCAGCGTTCGCTTCCCGGAGCATCGGCAACGTCTGGCGCGCGCTCTCTTCGTCCATCACGGAGACGGTCGGCGACCAGTTATCTTCGTCGCCGGTCAGCGTGAGCATCTGCGCCTCGAAAGCTGCGTTCGCTTCCAGGTAGGACTGCCACGCCTCGCGCTCTTCGTCGGTCGGTTCGTCGCTCATCGGCGCCGGCGCGACCGGCAGCGACTCGGCGAACGTCTCGGGCATGACGAACACTTCCCACTGAACGCCCCACACGACGTTGACGGGCTCGCTGGTGGTCATGGTGTCCCCTTACGCTGCCAGGCCGGTGAAGCCCAGCTGAGCAGTAGTGATTCGGATAATGTCGTTCGCTGCGCCGGCCTTCGCGACGCTGGCCTGTGCGGTCCACAGGCAGTTGCCGGCGCCGTTGGTCGGCGAGTCCCAGTAGGAAACATGGCTGATCGTCTCGGTGCCGATCAGCGTAATTTCCGGGGTGCCGCTGATGTTGATGAGCCCGGACGCTGCCGCGGCCCAGCTGGTCGCGTAGCGCGTGGTCTGCGTGGACGCGTTCGCGGTGCCGGCCGCGCCCGGATCGCCGACGTGTCCGCGGACGTAGACGATGGCCGGCGGGGTCCACGCGACGTTGCGAAACGCCAGATCCAGCAGCTTGTTGACCAGGTAAGCGGTCGGTCCTACGGACATGTTGCGATCCTATCTGTTGATTCGAGTGTCACACCCATTGCAGTTCGTTCCAGCCCACCGCGCCGGCGCGCCCCTGTCCGCCCGATCCAGACGAACCTTCCTTGCCGCCGCCACCGCCGCCGCCGCCGCCCTTGCCGCCACCGACGCCGGCGTTCGCGCCGTTCGCGCCGAACCCGGACCCGGCGTTACCGCCACCGCCGCCGCCGCCGCCCTCGGTTCCGCCGCTGCCGCCAGTGCCGCCAGGGTTGCCGTTCGCGCCGCCGGCCGCAGCAGCAGAGTCGGCGCCGTCGCCGCCGTTGTACGCGCTGGACTTGTTCGGCCCGCCACCGCCACCGCCGGCGCCCGATCGGTTGGTGTTGGCGGGGTTGTCCGGCAGATGGCCGGCCGCGGTGCCGCCGGCCTGCCCGTTGCCGCCGTTCTCGGCGTAGTCGACGGTCGTCCCGGCCGCGGCGCCCACCGCGCCGCCCTGCCCGCCGAACGGGTTCGTTGTCGTGCCGCCGCCGGCGCCGCCCGTCGCGACCACAATGTCCACACCGTCGATCTGAAACACGGTGTTGCCGCCGGCGACGCCGGCCGTGCCCTGTCCGCGGTTGTCGGTGCCGCCAGCGCCGCGCGTGATCGCCCAGGTGCTCGTCGGGGTCCACAGCGACGACGGGACGTAGACGCGCAGCCGCGCGCCGCCGCCGGCGCCGCCGCCACCGTTGCCGGTGCCCGACCCGCCGCGGATGCCGGCGCCGCCACCAGATCCGCCGGCCGCTTGCAGCTCCACCCAGACGCCGTGCGCGCCGGCGGGGAACCCTTGCCCGGACAGCACGACGTCTGTCTGTGTGACCGGCGTAAACGCGCTGATTAGCTCGAACTCGACGGTCTGCGCGGACACGCCGGCCGACGACAGCGCCAGCACAAAGATGCCGGCCAGGGTGCCGGTCTGCTGCGCCGGCGACGTCTTCACGACGGACAGCACACCGACGCCGGTCAGCGTCAGCCCTTGAGTCGCCGGCGCCGTCTTCGCGGCTTGCAGCGGAACGATGCGGCGCAGCGCCGCGGCCTGCGTTCCGGGGACGACGCCGGCCGCGAGCGCGATCCCGATTACCTTCGTCAGCCCGAGCGCCTGGACGGTGCCCGACGTGTTCGACAGCTGGACCAGCGCGATCTTGCGCAGCGCCGCGGCCTGGACCGGATCGGCCAGTTCGGTGACGCCCAGGCCGGCCAACTTCATCAGCGACGCGGACTGTGTGGCGATCGCCAGCTGTTGCACGGCGAACCCGCGGACGATCATCAGCGCCGCGGCCTGGACCGGATCGGCAATTTCGCGGACGTCGATCGTCAGCAGCGCCCACCAGCCCGGAATGAGCAGCCGCGGGGGTGTCTCTGTGGTCTGGAACCAGCCGGTCGCCATTACGACTGCCTCGCCACGAACCAGACGTCGCCGCGCGCGCCCTTACCGCCAGGCCAGGCCACGGTGTAGAACCCGCCCTGTCCGCCGCCACCGCCGCCGCCGGCCGGCTGTCCGGCCTCGCCGTTGCCGGACCCGCCATTCGCGCGCCCGCCGCCGACGTAGGTCACTCCGCGGTAGACGAAGTTGCCGGGGCTGTCGCCGCGGACGTAATCGCTGTCGGTGCCCTCGCCGGTGCCGCCGGCGCCGCCTGGTGTCAGCTGCGCAGCCTTGCCGCCGGCGATCGCGTTCCGGGTCACGCCGGCGCCGTTTCCGCCGTTGGATTCTCGAGCCCCTGCGTTGCCGCCGTTGCCGATCGTGCCGGTCAGCACGGCGCCGGCCGTCGGGAAGTCGACGCCTCGGACCAGCGTTTCCGCCTGCCAGATACCCGCGTCGCCGCCCTCGCCTGCGATGCCCACGCCGCCGTTACCGCCGGCGCCGCCGCCACCGTCGGACAACGTGATCCGGTCGACGAAGTTCGCCCACGACGGGATTTCGTAGGCGTAGGCGCCGGCCGCGCCGACCTGCGTCGTCCGGGGTGCGAAGTACGGGGGTGCGACGTCGCCTTCGACGATGCCCAGCGCGACCCATGGCGTGTCGCCGGCCCAGTTGAGCGCGCCCAGTGTGGTGTTGCCGACGCCGGCGCGTGTCGCCGACGGCCGGCGGGGGATCTGCGTCGCGTCGGCCGGCCACGTCGCGTTGTCGAGCCGGCCGGCCAGCTGGACGTTGCCGGTGCCGGCGACGCGGAACCCGACGGCCAGGACGTCGCCGTGTGCGGTGTCGACGCGGAGGTTCGCCGCCATGTCGTAGCGGATATTGCCCCAGCCGGCCGCGAGCTTCGGAACCTGGTCGGGGCTGGTGTGCAGCAGCGTGACGTCCTGCGTCGCCTTGTTCACGCTGTAGTAGTCGAGATAGAACGCGGTGACGCTGCCACTCACGCGCGCGACGAACTGGATCGACCCGCGCTTCGCGTCGTTCGGCGACGTCCAGAACGCGATCGGCACGGCCGCGCTGGTCACGGTCAGATACGGCAGGTCGCCGCCGATCGCCTGCGGCCGGTCGAACATCGCGACGGCCGTCGGGTCGACGCCACCAGACAGCGGAGTGTTGTTGCGGATGCCCAGCACGGCGTTGTTCCACTCGCCGACCTGCAACCCGGTGTCGGCCGTCTCGGACGTGTTGGTCGCCGCGTTCGCGACGTCGGCGATCGACTTCGTGGACGTGACCGGCTGCCGGGTGAACCCGCGCCAGACGTTATCCAGAATGTCGGTCACGGTGTCGACCAGCGTCGCGGCGCCCACACCGATCACGTTCGCCGCGGGAATGTTCTTGAGCGCGTCGGCCAGTTCGTCCGCGGTGCGGTCGATGGCGCCTTCCTCGTCGCCGAACACGGCTTCCCAGGCTTTGTTCAGTATCGACTGGATCTTCGCGTTGATCTGCTGCAACTGCCCGACCAGCCCGGACACGTAGGACTGCGGTAGCTCGCCGTTCTTGCTCAGCGATGCGTCGTCGAAGCGCAGCGCGCCGGCGGTCGCCGCGGTCGTCAGGGTCAGTTCGAGCACCACATACGCCGCGTCGTCGGGGACTTCCCAGTCGTCGTGCGACAGCTTCACCCAGCCGCCCGAACTGCCGGCGCCGCCGGCGGACGCCACGACGGCCGGCGTGCCACCGATCAGGGTGTCGTCGGCCCGGTATGCGGCGATCGCCAGCTGGACGGCGCCGGCGCCGGTGACGGCCAGCCCGACCCACTGCGCGTAGACCTCGACGTCGATCACGTCGTCCGGCCCGACCTCGACGGGGTTCGAGCGCAGAACGTGCGTCTGCCCGTCGGCCATCGTGTACGCGCAACCTGGACGGGTGCGGCCGGTGCTGTCGTCCCAGTCCCAGTCGGGGAACCCGAGCAGCGTCGATTCGTCGTCGAAGCTGGGATCGTTGAGCAGGTTCGGCTGGACGTTGCGGATATGCGCGAGCGGGATCAGCGGCAGCCGGCCGGCGGTGATCGGCGCGCCCAGTTCCATCTTGAGGAAGTTCGCGAGCGCCGTCAGCGGGTCGCTGCCGCCGGTGGCGCCGCCGGTCAGCTTCGCCAGCAGCGCGCCCCAGTCGCCGCCCAGCGTCGAGAGCACGGCCGCGGGGATGGACGCGAAGAACTGCGTCACGGCCTGGACGGGATCGAACCCGTCGCCGCCGAACAGGTCCACGCCGCCCAGCAGCGCCTTGAGGTTGTCCAGCGCTTGCTTGAGCCCCGACAGGTCCAGGCCGGTGACCTGTTCGATCGCCTCTAACCCGTACTCTTCGAGCGCGTTCGCAAACGCGGTGACCAGCTGGATCGGCGTCGCCTTCGGGAACTGCCCAACTTCGACGGCCAGCTGCTTGGCCGGCGATCGGTCGACAACCAGCTGCTTCCGGTCGTGGACCTTGCCGCCCATCAGGCGCCGCCGGTGTCGGCCTGGTGCTCGCGCTCAGCGGCCAGCCAGTCGTCGACCTGCTGCGCGTAGGTCCGCTCAGCGGCCAGCCACTCTTCGCACTTCCAGACGAACTCCGCGGCGAACCAGTCGAACGCGGCTTCGTTGAGCCGGCCCAGCCCGGAGAACTCGAACCACACGAACTTGTCGATCGGCCCCACGACGTCGGCCAGCCGCGGGTCCACTTCGTCGGTCGGGATGATTCGTTCGTGATACTCGACCAGTTCGAGCCGGTCGCCGGCCGCGGTGTTCTCGAACGACTCGCGGCCCAGCCAGCGCGCGGTGAGTATGTCCGGGTGCCCTTCGCGCGCGCCGGGTTCCAGATCCTCGGTCGTGTACGGCCGGTCGGTGCCGGCGGGGACCGGGATCGGAACGACGGTCTTGTATCGCTTCTCGAATGCCATGGTGGGGCGCCTTACTGCGGAACGAACAGGTAGTCGATCTGCGCGTCTGTCCGGTTGAAGATGTACGCGCCGAACAGCCCATCGTTGACCAGCGCGACGTGGATCGTCGCCGCGGTGCCGGCGGGGACCAGGCCCACGCCGTTGTCCGGTGCCGCCGCGACGGTGTTCGCGTTCGGCTCGCTGTAGTGCGGTCCCAGCTGCGTCCAGCCGATGATCGTCCCCTTGCCGCGCGCGATCAGCTGCCCGGAGAGCGGATCGCCCAGGCGGACTTCGGCGCCGATGGTCAGCGGGTCGCTGTCCAGTTCGACACCAAAGCTCTTGATGTGCCCGCCGATGCGCAGAACGGTGTCATAGTCCAGGATCGGGAACGTGTAGGACAGGATCGGTGCGCGCTGCGCGGACCCGTTGAAGTTGGTAAACGCGCCTTCGGGGATCGTGCCGAACCGGACCAGCTTCGTCGACATGTCCGACGGTCCCCACTTGCCGTTCGGCAGCTTCGTGATGACGGTTCCAGTCGACGCGCCGCCGGCCGCGGTGTTCGGGTCGTAGTTGGTGATCTGCTCCATCGGACCCATTTCGCCCTGCGGACCCTGCGGGGACAGCGCGCGGATCTTGTAGACCGGCTTTTCGTCGGTGCCGCCCTTCTCCACCTGGTCGCCGGCCGCGATGACTTCGGGGGTCCGTTCGGACATGGGGATCGTCTCGAACAGCAGCGTGATCTGCGGGGTCGCGCCGGTCTTGCCCGTCGGCCCTGGTAGCGCGGTGTGGAAGTCGTTCACACCGTCCCAGACGTAGACCAGCCCGCCGTGGAGGTAGCCGTGGTTCTTCTTCTCGGCGCCCCAGTCGGTCGGCAGGTTCACGGTGCCGTCTTCGTTGAGCGGGACCGGCCATTCCAGGTCGACCATTGGCGCGTTCTTGCCGGGGAACCCGCGCGGCCCGATCAGGACTGTGGTCGTGATGACGGCCTTGCCGTCAACCAGTTCCATCGTCGCGGACGCCATCGGTGGCGTGTCCGGGTCGCCGACGATGCCGACCCACGTACCCGCGATCATGGCCTGGAACAGCGCCACCGCGTCGCCGGTCGTCGGGATTCGGTGCGTCCGGTAGAAATTGTCGATCTCTTCGTCGGTCAGAGCCGGCATCTCGAACGTGGTCATTTCAGCGCCTCTTCGTCTATCACGATGTTGGTTCTAACCTTCCACGGAATGTGATCGTCGGGGTTCTCGACCGGCCCATGGGTTCCGCCCTGGATGCGCCGGATCGCCTCGTCGCGTTGCGCCGGCGGCAGGTCCAGTATCTCTTCGAGCGTCATCCCGGCCATGGGATCGGCCGGCAGTTCCGGCGCGTCGAGCGCGACCCACTCGACGTAACCGTTCGGGTACTCGCGCCGCTTCACCTTCGGATCGCCGCCGAACTGCGCCGGCAGACAGCGCGCGAAGTGCCAGGCCAGCAGCGGTTTGAGGTAGCGCAGATCGTAGCTGAATCCGTGCTTGTCGACGGGGTTGTCCAGCAGTTGATCGAACAGGTACACCAGGTCTTGCGCCGGCTGCTGGTCCGGCGGTATCTCGAACCCGAGCCGTTCGGCGTCGAACTCGCCGCGCTCGCGCAGCGCTTCGAGCGGGGACGCCAGCAGCGCGTTCATCGCCGCGACCTGTTCGGGGGTCGGCCCCTCGTACTCGTCAGCCATCAGAAGTTCGTCCCCTGTCCCATCATCGTCGCGAGCCCGTTCCAGAACTCTTGCGCAGTGCGCGTCACCCGCGCCAGTCCGCTATCAGTCTCCCGGTCGTCGCCGATGCTGATACGGAACGTCTTCGGCGTGGTCTCGTCCTCCTTGAGCCCGATCGCCGATACGTGGTTCTGGTGCAGGATGCCGTCTATCTCGAACAGCGCCGGGTCGCCCATGTCGACGTCCAGGAAGATCCGGTGCGGCCGTGCGTTGCGGACCTCGACCTTGAAGACCTGGTGCGGCTTCGTCTTCTCCAAGCCCTCGCGGATCGTGAGCGGGGTCGCGATGACGTAGGCGGACCCGCTGCCCTGGACGAACTCTTCGAGCAGACCGAAGTCGCCGCCGTTGAGCTCTCGGTTTACATCGGTGTAGCGGATGAAGGCAAACCAGACGTCATCGGCCTGGTTCTGGTAGACGTTTTCGATGCCCTCGGTGAGTGGGATCTGCCCGAACATGGCGACCGCTTCGGCGATCTTGCTGATCGCGTAGCGGATGAGAAACGTCTGCACTTGGTTGAGTCAGGGAGCCCTGTGGGCCGGTGCCCCGCCGCGGTGAGCAGCGGGGCACCGACCCACTGGGGCGATCGTCCCCCGGTCATAATCGTCTTCGCCGTCGCCTTGTACATGTGGCGTTCCGACGAGATGATCGCCGACCGCGGCCCGTCGCGGAACACGATGGACGGCTTCTTCGGCGCGGCGCCCAGCCACTTTCGAACCAGGGGATCGTTCTCGCCGTCGCCGTTCTCGTCGGCGTAGATGATCGTCCCGATCAGGTCGTCGGCGCTGCCGGCGATCAGCTTCAGCGCGCCGTCGGGAGCCAGGCCGGTGACGCCTTCGTACTGCGCCCGCTCTTCGACCGCGATCACGATGCAGTTGCGCCGCGGCCGTGCCAGCTTCTCGCCGATCAGCAGCGCCAGTTCGGGGTGCGGGCTGTCCTCGTCCTCTTCGAGCCAGACATACGTGCGGACCTGACAGCCGGCGTCGCGCAGCATGGCTTCGGTGACGCTGTGCGCGTCCTGCCACCTGGACATGAGCACCGACAGCCGCGACGTGTCGGTGATCGGGTTCACGAACTGCATCTGTAGCGGGTGGTTCAGGAAGGACCAGTTACCCGGCAGCCCGAGCCCGAGCGCGGCGCCGACGTAGGCGCCGGGGTTGAGCAGGTTCGTAAACACGGCCAGCGCCGGGTTGAACTGGCGCGCCAGATTCGCCGCGCCGGCCGTCGCGATCGCCGTCCGACAGTTGGCCGGCAGCAGGAAGCACTTAATCGGCTGAGCCTCTGGCGGGGCGAAAACTGTCGCTCCGAACAGGATGTGTTTCCAGTGCTCGCGGTTCTCCGTCAGCTGCAACGTCACGGTCACTTCGCCGTCCTCGGCGCGGCCCACGAAGACGTCGGTCACCTTGAAGCCCCAGCGCCAGCGCCAGTTCCGCCGGTGCGGGTACGGGTCGACGATGAAGTTCAGATCCTCTTCGGCCCGGACGTCGGTCCGCAGGAAGTTGACCAGCCAGTCGGACCCGCGCAGCACTACTTCGCCGGTGCCGCTGTCGTGCTGCATCTGCTCCGCGTCGAACGCCTTGTGGGTGTGGACAGTCCCGATGTAGCGCAGGTTCTTGTCCATCAGCCGATAGAGCGACTTCGCCTTCGCCTCGGCGTCGATGACGCGCCGGCGCGCGTTGATCGCGTTCCAGCTGTCGATCGTCGGGTTCGCGGCCGACGTCGGACCGAAAGGCGCCGCCATCAGGACCAGCTAGAGCGGTAATACTGCGGAACGATCATTTCGATGGACCCGTTCGGGTTCGTGTGCGTGACGTCGATGTGGGCCACGCTGCGCGGGGGGATCATCACGTCGAAGTCTATGCCGCCGGGGATGCGTCGCTGGATAGGCAGCTTCGCGTCCAGCTGCGGTTTCAGCAGCAATTGGAGGAACTGCGACTGGCGCAGCGTCCGGTACAGCTGCCCGTCGATCGGTTCCAGTTCCGACGTGAGGGTCTGCCGCGCCGGGTCGGTGTCGACGAACACGAACCCGCCGTCGTCGGGCAGCAGGTTCGGTATCGGGATCATGTTCCCGCCGTTGCCGTTCTGGATTCGCACGCCGTACCCGCGCTTGCCGTCGATCACAATGTCGTCGTCGCTGGTCCCGCGGACGATGAACTTCGCGGCCGACTCGAACGTCCCCTTGTTCGCGATGCTGAATGTGTGCTTGTCGTAGCCGTCGCGCGCGATCACTTCCCAGTCCGGCTTCCACGCGTCGGTGATGGCCGGCTTCGCGTAGAGCGGCCAGGGCATGTGCAGCTGAGTGCTGAGAATGTTCGTCGCGTTGCCGTGCGCTGTCGGCGACACGTCGGCGTCGCGGCGCCACTTCTGGCCCTTGATCGCCGGAATCCATCGCAGGCCGGACGGCCTGGTGAAGCAGCCCAGGAATCCGGGAACGGTGTCGCTGAACGACTGCCGGAAGCTGTCTTCGATCGTGAGCATCCCCATTTTGCCGGTCGCCGGCCGGTTGATGTTCGCCGACGGGTTGATGACGAACCCAATGTCGACGACGCCCATCTGGTAGTCGGTGCGCTCGCGCTCCGCGCCGATCAGGTACGGCCCGTTCGAGTAGCGGTGCTCGAACTCCAAGTCGTCGACCCCGGACAGCCCCTTCGCCATCACGACGCCTTCGGTGCCCTCCCGCGGCCCCGCGATGTGCCAGATCTTCCAGTTCGTGCCGGGGTGCATCCAGAACCACGACGGATCTTCGCTGCGCAGAATGTGACCCTTCGGCCCCATGTCCTCCCAGCGGGTGTAGCGCTGCCAGGACGGGTGCGCGTAGTCCGTCGGCGCGTATGCCGGGTTGCCCTCGAAGTCGTTCAGGTGCGACGGCTCTTCGTAGTAGAACTCGTCGTCGAAGTTGACCAGGGGCTGTTCGCTCATCAGTGAACCTTCGTCGTCCGGGTGCGTGCGTTCCATTGCGCGTCGAGCGTGTTCGCCACCGACTGCGGCGACATGCCGGCCTGTTCGATCACGACGGCCGGCCCCGGTGCCTGCCCGCCGCCGGCGCCGTGCTGCGTGGTGTCCGGCGCGACGTTCGTCGCCGGCGCGGCCAGGTTGTTCGCCGGGTTCAGGCTATCGACGCCCAGCGTGTCCGCTGCGCCGCTGAGCACGCCGCCGAGCAGATCCGTCCCGCCACCGCCGGCGCCGGCGCCCTGGTCCGCCTCGTCGCCCAGCAGCGCCTTGCCCAGCCAGTTCACGCCGGCCATCGCCGACTTGACCATCGGCCACTCGAACGGGTTGGAAAACACGCTGCCGTCGAGCCCGATGGTTTCCATCAGCCCGCCCCACAGCGACTTGCCCAGGTCGTCGAACCCGCCGCCGCCGCCGGCCGAATCCTTCGCGCTCGACAGATCCTCGACGCCCTGTTCGCGCAGCGCCGCGTCGTCCTGCTCCGCTCGCGCGGCCTTCTCCGTCGCCCTGGTCTTCGCGTCCGTCGCGTCTTTCAGTTCGCGGTTCGCGACGTCCAGGCTGTGCTGCGCGTCGGCCGTGTCCTTGCCCTCAGCCCGCAGCTTGTCCAGCCGCGCCTGCGCCTTGTCGCGCGCGTAGGTGCGGTCGTCGACCCGCTGCTGCGCCTGCTCGACCGCGCGCGTCGCGTTGTCCAGCCGGTTCGACGACGCGGCCAGTTCCTTGTCCGTCGCGGCCCGGTAGCTGCCGCCGGCCGACGTGCTCGACCCCAGCGACGTCGCGCCGCTGCTGCTCGACCCGCCGCCCAGCGATCGCGCCAGCGACACGGAATCGCTGGGAACGTCCACGCTCGCGGCGCCGGCGCCCCGGCCTTCGCCCAGAATGACGTGAATGTGATCCATGTGGTTCTGCGTGTCCGAACCGCGATCGCTCATCGTCTTGCCGCTGGTCCAGTCGCCGCCGTAGCCGAAGCTGGTCTGGCGCCAGATCATGCCGTTGGCGCCGAGCGCGTCCCGGTTCTGCGCGATCCACGACGCGATCTGGTCGCCCAGCGCCTTACCCGACCCCTGGTAGTCCGGGATCATAATGTCCATCGCGTTGCCGCTGCTGTGCTCGCCGTAGCCGTCTTCGCTGCGGCGCCCGCCGATGGTCTTGATCTGCGGGAACGTCTCCATGATCGTCCGCCGCATCCAGTCCGCGCCGGGGTTCAGCCCTTCGGCGAATCCGGGGAACAGCTGGTGCATCTGCTCCGCGGTCGGTGTCCAGCCGGCGTTCAGCGCGGCGACCAGGACGCCGCCGCCGGCAGCCATGGCGCGTTCCTTCACGATGCCTTCGCCGTTCGAGATACGCGCCAGGATCGAATCGCTGGTCCCGGTGCCCGGACCGGACACCACGCCGCGACGGGACACCGTGCCGCCGGCGAATCCCGGTGGCCGGCCGTCCGCGTTGCCGGGGATCAGCGCGCCGATACCGGGGATGCTGTTCAGCTTGTCGACCACGCCGCCGATGCCGGACTTGATTTTGTCGAGAATGCCGCCGATGAATCCCCAGACCTTCTCGACGACGCCCTTGATCGCGTTAAACCCGGTGGTGAACGCGTCCTTGAGGAACGTAATCGCGTTGCCCACGGTGTCGACGCCGGTCTTGAACAGCCCCCATACGTGCTGCACACCGTCCCACCAGGTCGTGACGGCCGTCTTGATCGCGTCGAACGCGGGCACCGCGACGTTCTGCCACAGCCACATGATGACGTCGCCGACGGCCCGGATCGCCGGCTGAGCAGCTGCCCATACGATCTGCACGCCGGCCCACCAGGTTTCGACGGCCAGCGCTATCCCCTTGAACGCGGGCACGACGACGTTCGTCCACAGCCAGCCGATGACGGCGCCCAGCGCCTTGAGCGCGCCGATCGCCACGGTGAAATTGAACTTCTGCACCGACAGCCACAGCTTGCCGATCCACATAATCGCCGGCTGAATCGCGGTCCAGACCGTCTTCGCCGCCTCGACGAACTTCCCGAACGCGTCCTTCGCCGTCGCGCCTATCCGCATCAGCGACGGCCCGATCTGCTGCCACGCCTTCGCGAACGTGTCTTTGATCCACGTCCACGCGACCTTGACGGCGTTCGTGATGGCCGGCCAGATCTTCTCCCACAGCCGCTTGCCGGTTTCGGTCTTCGTGAAGAACGCCCAGATAGCAGCGCCGACAGCGACCACGGCCGCGATGATGAGCCCGATCGGCCCGAGCGCGAACGTCATCGCGACGCCCAGCGCACGCGACGCGATCGTGGACGCGACAGTCGCGACCCGGTGAGCACCGAGCGCGATCACGTTCCCGCCCAGCGATGCCGTGCTGGCGCCGGTCGCCGCCGCCGCGACGCCCTGCATCACGGAGAACGCCATACCCGCGGCCTTGCCGGCGACCATCGCGACGGTAATCAGCTTCACGGCCGCGCTGCCGGCCACCAGCAGCGGCGCCAGCGGTGCCATCTGCGCGACGATGCTCGCGATCGGTGGCGCGATCTGCGCGAGCACGCCGGCCCACGGCGTGAACGCCCGGACCAGTTCGGGGATGATCGGCGACAGCCGCTCCATCACGGACGACAGCGCCGGCATCAGGATTTCGGCCATGCGCATCAGCGGGGGACCGGCCTGCCCGAGCGCCTGCCCGAGCGCCTGGAATCCGGGCGCCAGCGCCGGCGCGGCCATCGTGCCCAGGTCGCGAACAAACGTGATGATCGGCTTGACCACGTTCCACACGCTCATCACAACGGACTTGAGCGCGGCGAACGCGGCCGTCATCTGGCCCGGAGTGATACCGCGCAGCCATTCGCCGAACTTCAACAGCTGTTCGTTCAGCCCCTTGCCGACGCCGGCGAACGTGTCGGCCGCGGTGCTCACGAACTGGATCAGCCCACCCAGCGCGCCGCTGATCCCGGACTCGCCCAGGAAGTTCGCGAAGAATCGGTCCGACGCGTCGAACATCTTCTGGAACGCCGCGGTGTTCGCCGGCGATGCGAGCGCGCCGGCGACTTCGGACCCGAGCGCGCCCAGGTCGCCGGCCAGCGCAGTGAACCGCGGCTTCATGGTGTCCATCAGCCCGCCGAGCGACTTAAACGCCGGCGTGAGCGCGTTCGAGAACACGTCGGTAACGGCCATCTTGAGGTCGCGGAACGACGTCAGCAGCGGCGCCATGCGCTGCCCGACCATCTTGTTAAACGCCTCGTCGGCCGGACCCCAGACGTCCTTCATCGTGTCGGCGAACGCCTTCGCGCCCTCTTCCAGACCCTTGAACCCGATCTTCGCGACGGCGATCGCCGGCCCCATGATGCCCACCAGCGCGCCCACAGCGACGCCAGCAGCCGCGCCGGCAGCCATCAGGGCAGACACCAGCCCTTGCCCGATCGTGGTCGTCAGCGCGGCCATCACGCCCAGGAGCGCGGCGCCGCCGATCGTGAGCGCCCCGAGCACCTTGGAGATCTTCGTCATGGTGCCGATCACCTTCGCGACCGTCATCAGCACCAGCAGCGACGCGGTTACCTGCCCGATCGCCTTCGCGGCGCGGCCGGCCTGCGTCGCGGTGAATCCGAGCCCGGTCGCGAGCTTGCCCAGCCCCACGCCGGCGACGCGCTTCAAGCCCAGGCTGGCGCCGAGCATCGCGACGGACAGCCCGCGAGCCACCTTCGACGCCAGCGACAGCCCCAGCGCCACGCTGCCGATGTTGCGGACCAGCCCGCGCGAGTGATCCGACGCGGTACGAATGCCGATGCCGATGGCGCCGACCCAGGCGCCCAGCTTGGACGCGCCGGACCGCTCGAACCCCTTGCGGAACTTCTCGCCGAACGTCTTCCCGGACTTCTCAGCGCCGCGGTCGTCGACCGTCGGTGTCACCCGCGCGTCGTCGTCGATGCCGCGCAGCGCGCGCTTGATACGTGGTCGCAGCTGGGACGTCTCGGGGAGGACTGTCAGCCAGTAGGTTCCCTGCATCAGCTGCCCTTCCGCGCTTCGCGCCGTTTCCGTTCGACGTAGGCTCGCATCCGCGCTGTCCGCTTCTGCTCGAACTCTTCGACTGTCATCACGGTAGCCTTACCCAGCCCAGTCGACGCTGTTCCGTCGTTCTCGCGCTTCGGGCGTGGCAGACGCTTCGGCCGGCGCCGGTTCTTGCGGCCGTCCTTGGTCTTCTGCCAGATCAGGTCGTGAATGCCGTCGCCGATGATCGCCAGCAGGTAGTCGGTAGTGTTCCAGCCCTGCTCGAACGCGTGGAATACCGCGCTGTTCGGGGGTGCAGCGAAGATGATCGCGTGCAGGTCTGTCCAGGACAGGGTGCCGTCGTCGAGCCGACTCCGGCCCCCCGTCACCTGGATAACGTCGCGCCTTACCGCCGCTTCCTGTTCGCGGCACGCCGCGCAGACCTGTTGGATTTTCCCGGTTCAAGCCCGCCGTCCTTCCCCCACGCGGTCACGAACGCGTCGAACGGTGCGTCCTTGAGGCTGTAGAGGATTCGCAGCGCGTCGGGGGACGCGTGCTTTTCGATGATCGCCTTCGTGCGCTCCAAGTCGTTCAGGTGCGCGTGGCGGATGATCCAGCCCTGCGGAGGCATCCCGGACCCGCGTCGGATCGCGACGGTGGCGCCTTCGGAGAAGTCGCCGCCCTCGCCCCATACGTCGTCGGCGAAGTCCTCGGCCTCGAACTTCGCGCAGAACAGCGGGGTTCCCGGCGGGTAGTCGCCGCCCCACTCTTCGACGATGGACATGGGTTCGTCGCCGTCGTCCACGCCATCGGCGTCCGGTGCGGTCGGTTCGGTGCCCTCGAACCCGACGTGCTCTGGTTCGGGCGCCGGCGCCTGGTCCTGGTGCTCGCCGGCGTGCGGATCGAAGTCGACGTGCTCTGGCTGGTTGTCGTCGGACATGTGTTGCGTTCCTCCTGGTGGGTTCTGGTGGGTTCGGTGGGTGGTGCAGGGTGGCCGGCGCGCGCCCACCAGACCGCGCGCCGGCCACGTCTGTTACGCGGCGATGCGCTGCCCGTCGTCGGAGTACTGGACGACGTGATCGCCGTTCGAGCCCCGGTAGACGGAGAACGTCGGCGCGAACGCCATCGGCTCGTTGTGAACCAGGGTGATGTCGTCGATGTCGCTCATCTGCACCAGTTCGGCGACCTGACGGATCATCTTGTCCTCGAAGAACGCGTCCAGGATCAGCGACGCGACCTTCGGCATCCGCGAGCCGATGGCGACCTTCATCCGGTTGCCGTGCTCCGCGGTTGCCGCCGACGTCGACACGCTGCCGTCGCCGAAGATCATCGCGTTGACGTGCGGAGAAAGCACCTGGTACAGCGACATGCTGTATTCGATGCTGAACGCGCTTCGCAGCGCGCCGATCCGCTCGCCCGACCAGACCTCGATCGGGTCGGTGCTGCCGTCGATCGCGATGGTCACGCCATCACTGGACACGTAGCCCAGGCTCTTGAAAGCGGCGTTCAGCGGCTCGTCCACGTCTTCCGGCAGCGGGGTTCCGGCCGGCGCGACGTACAGACCGCCGGCCGTCTGCAACCCGGACGGGGTGGCGGCAAAGATCTGGTTGTAGTCGCCCAGCTGCGACACAGAGCCAGGAGTGACGGGTGTCGTCATGGTGTGTTCCCTTCAATCGGTTTGAGTGCGACCGTCCACCAGACGGTCATCGCTTGGCCGAACAACGGCACGTCGGGATCGTCCAGGTCAGACGGCCCGGAGACGTGTTCGGTTCCAGTCACCCACAGCTGCCCAACGTCCGGGAAAACGATGCGGACCTGCGCGGCGCCCAGTAGTGCAGCGTGCAGCACGGTTCCGTGCTGCCCGACCTCGAACGCGTCTTCGTTGAAGACGCGAGCCCGCAGCATGTAGTCCGCGAGCGGTCCGCGCCGGCGACTGTCCAACTGGTTCAGCAGGACGTATCGGCGCGGGGTGCCGTCGGGCGGCGTTGCGCCCACCGGCAAGTATTCCTCAGTGATCCCGCGATCGGCCAGGCGCCGCGTCAGATACGCGCGGCACGCGATCGCCGGTTCCATGGTCGGACCGACCAGCGCCGGCCCCGTCATCGGACACGCGCCGCGGCCTGTTGCAGCGGTGCGCGCTGCGCTTCGGCCTTCTCGGTCGCCGACGTCGCGGCCCAGACCTTCTCGCGAACGCGGTCGGTGCCGATCTGCTCTTCGATGCCGTAGCCCTCTTCGTCGTGCCCGGACGGCCGGCCGACGTCGCCGGCGATCTGCGTCGCAACCACCTTGATCGTGACGGCGATCCGGCGGACCTCCTGCCGGACCCCGAATGTGCCCTTGCGGTCGCGCCGAATTTCGCGGTGATCGCTGATCGGGATGCTAAGTCGCCCCACTGGTCACCCTCCGTAGCGGTATCACGAACCCAGGCTTGAACCCATACGGTCCCAGGTTCTCGTCGCGGACGTCGCCGTTGACCTCGAAGCGCCGGCCGTCCCACAGGACAACCACGCTGTCCGACGGCCAATCGCCCTCGTCGTCGGCCATGTTCAGTTCGGTGACCTTCCGGCCGGCCATCTGCGCGGCCTGGACCTCTTCGGCGCCGGCCGGCTCGAACGCGCGGACCTTGCGCTGCTTCGGAACGTCCTGGTACTTCATCTGGCCGGCGGGGTTCTTCCCGATCGCCACGCGCGTTATGTGCGTGACGGTGAACGGCTCAGGTACGACGAACTCCATCAGGCCCAGCCGTCGTCGGGGTGCGTCTCCCACAGCGGGTAGCCGGCCGCGCCGGTGAGGTTCGCGCCACAGGTGCAGTGATCGCCGCCGATCCACGGCTGCAAGTCGCAGACCGGCGAATGGATCGTCCCGCCGGCCGGCAGCGTGTCGATGTTGAACGCGCCGCCGGTGTCCTCGTCGGAGACGCACAGCTTGCGCAGATCGTCGATTTCGGATCGGTAGAACATGCCGCGGCGCGGCTGCCGGGTGTCGATCGTCTGCCCGTAGCTCATCGTCGACTGCGTGACGACGGCGCCGCTGCCGGCTTCGAGCCAGCGCAGCACAGCGCCCCGGACGATGGCCTTCGCCGCGGCCCGGTGCTTGAAGTCGGGAGCGGCCAGACATGGTGCGTAGAACAGAGCCAGCCCCAGCGCGTCGTCGATCATCTGCTGCCGCTTCGCGGTGCTGGTGGTCGACGCGAACTCGTCGAAGTCTTCCGGCTTCAACAGGGGTTCGACCGGGGCTGGCTCTGTCATCACGTACCTACTTCGTGCCGCTGGACTTCGCGGCGGTTGCGGCCTGCTTCTGCGCCGCGGCGTTGCGTTCCGCCTCGGTGCCAGCTGCGGCCTTGGCCTTCGCTGCTGCGTCCGCCTCGGCCGCGGCCTTGGCTTCCGCCTCGGCCTTCTCCGCTGCTGCGACGCGATCGGCCTCGGCCTGCTCTTCGGCCGCGCGTTGCGCCGCCTGCGCCTCTTCGTAGTCGGCGCGCGCTGCGCCGATCTTCGAGTCGGTGAACCAGCCGGCGCCCAGCGTGTCGGCGGTGTCGCTGTCGACGTTGACGACGACGCCCGTCGCGACGTTGGTCAGTCGCGTGGTCTTACTTGCCATGGTCAGCCCCTTTCAGAGAGCAGTGTCAGGACTGGACTACGCGACCAGATCTTCGATGATGGCGAACCGCTCAGCGAAGACGTACCAGCCGTAAACGATCTCCGTGCGGAACAGGATTTCGTTGTGGCCGGCCAGGTCGCGACCCGCGTTGTCCGGGTCGCCGAACTCCAGCAACCGGAACGGGAACTGGCGCTGCACGCCCCAGTAGATCCCGCCCGAGAAGTCGCCCAGGATGGCCCGGACCTTGTTGTCGGTCGCGTCGCCGTCCTTCGGCTTGCCCGAAACGGTGGACGACACCGAAGCGCCGACACCCTCGAAGCTGGACAGGCCGGCGCCCAGGCCCAGTTCGGGGTACTTCTTGCGCCCGTCCTGGTAGCGCGCCGTCGAAAGCGTCCACGCGTGAGTCGGGTCGAATGCGACACCGTTCACGCTGTAGCCGGCGCCGATCACCAGGCCGGCCGCGACCTCGAAGTCCAGATCCGCGTTCGCGCCCTTCTCGACACGCTTCGTGGTCGTGTTGAGGTAGTTCGTCCACGCGTTGATCTGCGTGTTCGTGCGCGGGTTGGTCCGGTAGTACAGACCCAGATCCAGTGCCCGAGACAGCGCCCGAGAGCACTTCTCCTGGTACTTCGTCATCACGCCCAGCTGGTAGTCCTCGTTCTCCCAGAGGAACTCGTCGCTGGTGCGCATCTGGACGACGGCCTTGTGAGGCACGGCCGTCACGCGACCGGGCTTCGCGTCGTCGCTGCCCTTGGCCTGCGACTCTTCGACGAACTCGGCCGTCAGGTCGTCGTCGAACGTGATGATTTCGGTCTTCCCGAAGCGCTGCGGCGAACTGCCGGACAGCGCCGCTACGGTCGAACCCGTCTTGACCTTCTCCACGATGCCGTCGGCGATGTTCGTGGGGAGAAACAGGTCACTGGACTGCAAAACGGCCATCTCTGGCCCTCCTTATCGGTTATTCCCGGTTCGTGATCTGGCGAACAAAGTCGCGCGTCTCGTCCGAACCCTGGCTGTGCTGTTGGGTGTTGCCCTCGCGCCGCACTTGGTTGCCGCGCTTGGGTCCGCCGCCGGCCATTTCCAGCAGCGCCTTCGTTTGGCTCAGCACCAGTTCCGGCGTGTTGCCGGTCAGGAACAGATCGCGATTCTTGTCGTCGATGCTGTGCAGTTCGACCAGGTGATCGCGGAGCGCCGTCGCGACCGCTTGCGGTTGCGCGTCCAGCTTGCTCTGTAGATCCGCGATCTTCTGCGCGTCGGTCTTCTTCGCCTCTTCGGCGTCGTCGACCAGCTTCGCCTTCGGCTTGAGGACGCCATTTTCGTCCTTCAACCGCGTGTATGCCGTGACCAGCGGGTGATCGTCCGGCAGATCTGCGAAGAGTGGATTGCGCTTCTTGCCCGTCCCGGCGTCGTTCCCGGCGCCGCCGTTCTGGTTCTGGTTGCTGCTGTTGTTCCCGTCGCCGCCGGCGCCGTTGGAGCCGTCGTCGTTGTTCTGATTGGCGGTGTCGCCCATGGTGCTGTTCTCCCGATTCGGGTGTTCTGGTGGGTCCGCCCGGTTCGGGTCGGATACCAGCAGGTTAACCCGTCTCGGTCTTGGCGGACAGGAATGCCTGCCGCGCCGGCGACGCTGCGGTCCGCAATTCGAGCATCGTCATGTGCCCGCGGAACCAGATCCGGCGCAGCAGCGGCCGGTCGTCGCCGTAGGGATTCGGGTCGCCCAGCTTCGAGTTTTGGCCGGCGCTCAGCGCCTCCACGGCCTCGTCGCGGCTGGTCACTGTAGGTAATCCTGGTTCTGCACCGTGCGGCGCGCGAAGTTCTCGTCGCCGTCCAGGATCATCTGCCGCATAACTGGCAGCGTAATCCGACCGTTCGCGTCGAACCAGTTCGCCATTTCCTCGCTCATCACCTTGCGCGCCTGCGCGTCGGAGCAGTACCAGAGGTTCAGCGGGTCGAATTTGCCTTCCCACTTCCGACTGACCATGTGCCCGTTCGTCTCGGCCTCGGCCAGCTGGTACGCCTTGTGAACCTCGTAGCGGAACACGGCCCGTAGCGTGTCCTCGAACCCGTTGCCGGACACTTCGGCGGTGCGCATGAACTCGCGCTTGCGGATGGATTCGAGCACGGTCCGTTCGTCGCGGCCGGTGCGGCGCGCGATCACGGTCGCTTCGGCCTGGTGGAACTCTTCGACGCTGCTGTCCTCGTCGACCAGTTCGCCGATTTCGTCATAGATCGCCTGCTGTTCGGCCTCGCGCTCAGCCTGCCGGCGCTCGCGCAGACGCTCGTTCTTCTCGGCCAGCTTCGCCAGCTGCTCGTCGGCCTTCTCGCGGCGCGCCAGTTCGGCTTTCTCCACGGCGTCCATGTGGTCGGCCGCTGCGTCGATCGCGTCGTCGTCGCCGCCGGCGCACGCTGCCTCGAACGCGTCGACCGCGGCCTGGATCGCGGCGTCGCCGGCCGCGCGTAGCTCTGCCTCGACGTCGGCCGGCTTCCGGCCGGCGCGGCGCTTCGGCTTCGGCGCTTCGATTGGTTCGTCCGCGGTGCCGTCGGCGATCGCCGCGTCCAGCGCGGCCTGCGCATCCTCGACGGCCTTTCTCCGGCTGAACTGCCGCTGGGAGCGCTTCGCCGCCGCGGCCTTCGAGTTGCCCTGCGCGGTCTTCCGGGTGTCGGGTTCGGCGCGGAGACGCTGCGCCTCGGCCAGCGCGGCGCGTAGCTGGTCGCCCTTCGTGCGGATTTCCGCCGGCGCCTCGACGGGTTCGAGCACGTCCAGGGGCACGCCGGCCGCGATCGGGTCCGGCGTTTCCGCAGGTCGCCGCTCGAGATTTTCCGCCACGGCGTCGGCCGCGCGGATGCGTTCGAGCGCGGCGAAGTGCTCGTCTTCCGCGGCCAGCCACTCCACGATCGCGCCGGCCGGCGGGTTGGGCACGGCCGGCGCGTCGTTCGCGGTGACAATCTCGGCCGGCGCCCGTTCGATCGCCAGCTGTGCCGGCGCCCGTTCGATCGCCAGCTGTCGGTCGGATGCCTCGGCGTCGTCCAGTTCGACCACTTCGACGTCCAGGGGTTCCTGTTCCAGTTCGGCCGGCTGGTCGAGACGTTCGGACTGGACGCGTGTCGGCGCCTGGCGCTCGTCGTCGCCGCGATCGCGCTGGTTCAGCGCCTCGGCGATCTGCCGGATCGTGTTCGCGGCCACGCGCGCGTCGGCGCCGGCCATCTGCGCCGTGTTGGCGACGTCCTGGACGTGGTTCGCCAGCGATCGGACGTCGCGGATCGGCGCGGACAGCTTCGTCGGGACTTCGCCGACGGCCGCGACGAGGTTCTGCGCCGACTCCACGCCGGCCCGCGCCCGGTCGACCAGCGCGGTCGCCTCCTGGTGGATTCGGACGGCCTCTTCGGTCGCCCGGTTCGCGCGTTCCCACAGCCCGCCTTCGCCGCCGCGGTCGTCGAGCGCGCGCCGGCCGGCGGACGCGAGCGCCTTCGCGTCGTCGGCGATCCCCCGAACTTCGTCCATCAGGTGTTGCGTGTCGTCGACCAGCTGGCGCGCGCCGTGCGCGATGCCGGCCGTGTCGCGGATCGTGCGTTCGGCGACGCGGGTCACGGTCGCCGCCTTGCCGGTGAGTGTCGCGGCCGAACTCAGCGCGCGTTCGGTGTCGTCGACCAGTCGCTTCACGACGCGCAGCAGCGGGTACTGGTCGCCGGCGATTTCCTCGGCGAAGTCGACGACGGTCTTCACGATGCCGGCCACGGCCGCGGACTTCGACACCACGGCGTCGGCCCGGACAGCGACGTCCTTCGTGCGCTTCACGACGTCGCGCGCCGGCGCCACCAGTTCGTCGGCCCGCGCGGCGTTGCGTTCGGTCAGGTGCCGCGCGCTGGTCAGCGCCGACTGGTCCAGGTCCACGACGTCCGGCCCCAGCGCTTCCGACGGCCGGCGCCGCATCTTGTCGCCGGCGTCCTGGCGCTCGCGGCCGACAGCTTCCATGCGCGCCGCGATGACGTGCGGGGGCAGCAGCCGGCCGTCGGCGTCGCGCGAAACCTCGTAGTAGTCGTCGAGCCACTGCGGCAGGTAGTCCGGCGGGACGTACTCGGCGCCCGGTCGCAGCGGGACCACGATGCAGCGACAGAAGTCGTGCCCGACCTCGAACTTCCGGTGTGGTGTCTGGCTGGCTGTCGCCTCGGTGTTGTAGAGCCCCGGCGCGCCGCCGTGCCCTTCGGTGAGCGCGCGCGTCGCGAGCATCCGGCAGAACCCGCAGGCGCCGGCCCGCGCGTGACGGACCCACTTCGTGCCGGGTTCTTCCTCGGCGTTGTTCAGGATCGTTTCGCGCGCCTGGTTGAACGTCTGCCGGCGCGACGAACCCACCAGCGCGTTGCCCGGATCGGGCTGTGTCAGCGCCCAGCGTCCGTTCGCGGCCAGCTGCTCGACGTCGGGCAGATCCGCCGGCGTCGCGATGAACTCAGCGTCCGCGGTCGTCGGCTGGTCCTCGTACCAGGTCGCGGCGAAGTCGCCGGCCGTCGCGAGGAACGGCGTCGCAATCTCGGGATACGCGTCGGAGACGTAACGGCGCGCGTCGGCCGCGTCCAGCCGCGCCAGCGCCTTCGTGACCTTCTTCGCTTCGATCGCGAGCGCGTCAGCGATGCGGACCAGCGCGCCCTGGAACTCAGGCGCCCCGGTTGCCATCGACCGCCGCCAGTCGTCGACCGCCGGCCGGCAGCGCCCGCTGGTCGGCTTCGCCGTCGATCACGTCGGGCTGGTCGCCGGCGGGGACGTCGCCGGCCGGCGGCAGCTTCGTGAGCGCGTCGACCACGTTCACGGTGCCCAGCCGGCGCTTCTCGGCCAGCGCGCGCTTCGCCTGGTCCGGCGTGAGCCCCAGCAGTTCGAGCCCCACCGACGTCTCTTTGAGCCATTCCGGTCCGGCGCCCAGGATCTTCGCGCCGGCGTCCGCCTCGGCCGCTTTGGACAGGTGGATCGGGGACCGGAACCGGCCGCGGATCGTCTGGTACGCCTTCGGGACGCTGCCCTTGCCGTTCTTCATCGCGAGCCCGCGGATATAGCTGCGCTGGATCGCGGGACGCCAGTCGTCGATCGCGCCTTCGCACTCGGCGATCAGGTCTTCGCGCGCGGCGATATACGCGTCGGCCGACGTCGGGTTCGCCCGGTTCGAGAAGCCCAGCGCCTCGACGGGAATCGACGTCTCGCCGCTGAACAGCATCGCGTTCTGTTCCAGCATCTTGAGGTGCGGCTCAGGGCTCGCGGCCTCGAAGCGCTTCACGTCGGCGCGCGCCCGCGGGAAGTCCGGTTCGTCCTTGTCGTCTTCGAGCGCGAATACGCGCGCCAGCGCGATCTGCCACGCCGGCTTCAACGTGCCGTCTTTGTTGCGGAACGCGGAGCCCTTCGCGCCCAGCAGGATCATCTGCGGGAAGCTGTAGACGTCGGCGTGAGCGTCCATGCGGATCACGGCCTTGAGCGCCCGCTGCTGTAGCGATATGACCGGCCGGCTGATCCGGCTCGCGCCCATCGGCCGATCCTCGCGCGGCCGGTAGGGCAGGATCTCCACCGGAATCCCGTAGCCGTGCGTCTGGACGTCGCTCGACCACTTCCCGCGGTCGTCGCGCTCGCTGAGGATCGTCAGCCCGTCTTCGTAGAACGCGATCGACGTCGGGTTGCCCTGGTCGTCGCGGTCGATGATCGACAGCAGGTTGTCCATCGCGTTCCGGCGGGTCGAATAGTCGCCGGTCGCCTGCATCGCGCTCTTGACGTGGATCAGCGCCGGCGCTTCGTTGTCCTCGGGGATGCCCTCGGTGTTGATGAGGAACGCCGGCCCATGGATCGCCGACGAAACCATGGCGCTGTTGATCTTCGTCAGCAGCAGGTTTTCGTCGATCAGTTCGTCGCCGCCCTCCTTCGACAGATCGCCGTCGGCCCAGGTGAACTCTTCGAGATTGCAGCGGCGCGCCAGCGTGTCGACGGCCTTCGCCGACCAGCCCAGAACGGTCGCCGTGCGGAGGTAGGTCGGGGGGATGATTTCGCCGATCTGGCGCAGCGCGAACTTCCCGTCGTACAGCTGCGCGCGCAGCAGGTTCCGCGGGGTCCGGTCGACAAGCTGCTGGTACAGCCGGTTGAGCGTGTCCACGTAGTCGTCGTTCAGGTCCGGGATCACGAACTTGAAGACCTCGGCCGTCGTCGACTGGTCGCCGTTTCCAGTAGTCACAGCACGATCGCCTCTCGGTCGGCATCATCTTCGGCAGACGTGCGTCGCATGGCGCGCCTGTTCTTCATCGCAGCGTAGAGCCCCAGTGTCATCGCGACGGCCTGGTGGATCTGACTCGACGGGTTCCGCCGGTCCCAGCCCCAGCCGCCGGCGCCGCGGATCGGCCGACGTCGACCGTCCTTCACGACTGCATTCGTCACGCTGTCCTGACCTCCATGTGTCAGCGTGCCAGCTTTCAGCCGATTTTCCACGGCGCCACAGGCTGAGGCGTACTGCGGCGCGTTCGTGACGTGGACCCGGACCCGCCGATTCACCAGATCTTCGACCAGCGACGCGGCCGGCGATTCGCTGTCGATCACGACTTCGGTCCGCCGGCCGGCGCGGCGCCACGCGTCCTCGACCCAGTTCAGACACGCTTCGGTGTCGTCGCCGGCCCAGACTTCCTCGGTGTGCGCCTGGTCCTGGTCGATCCACGTCGCGTTGACGCTGATCTGCCGGGTGTGCGACATGTCCAGCCCGAACCCGTCGGGCTTCGTGCCGTCCGCCGGCGGGGGTAGCTCGCTGTCCAGGCTGCGAGTCAGCCGGCGCCAGCGCGCCGCGGTGACCACCGGCCGGTGCAGCGTCTTGTCCCAGATCCCCAGCGCTTCGCGTAGGAACGACTCTTCGGTGAGCGACTTCCGCATCCGCCGGATCGCGCGTTCGCCGGTGCGGTGCGGATACGACGGGTTCGCCTTGCGCAGCTGCGCCCGATCGTCCGGGCTCGCGCCGTCGTCCGCGGAGAACTCGACGTACAGCGTCCCTTCGGCCTCGCCGTCCAGCGCGTCCTGCCGGTGCATCGCGAACACTTCGCCGGCGTCGTTCGGCCGCGGCGGTGTGCCCGTCATCAGCACCAGCGGATTCGCGACCGTGTTCATCGTCGGGATCAGGTCGTCCATGGCCTGCGTCGTGACGCGCTGCGCCTCGTCGAGCACCAGGACACCGACGCCGGCGAAACCCAGACCGAAACCGTGCTCACGCGCGCCGAACAGAATCCGGCTGCCGTTGCGCAGATAGATCCCCTTGTCGCCGCGCGACTCGCTGATCCGTTTGATGATCGGCCCGCCGATGCCGCCCAGCAGCGGGTTGTTCTCGCACATCGCCTTGAAGCTGTCGAACGTCTCTTCGGCGGTCTTCGTGCGGTGCGCCGTCCAGATCACGGTCAGCCGCGGGTTCAGCAGCGCGAGCGCAAAGACGATGCAGCCGACCAGGTACGTCTTGCCGACCTGGCGCGGGATGGAGATAACCGACGTGTCCGCGGCGTAGTAGCCCTGGACGTCGAGCGCCAGAATCAGCCGGCCCAGTCCGTCCTGCCAGCGGTCGAACGTCCAGCCGATGTTCCGACAGGTGTCGCGGACAGCCGGCCACGCCGTGCCCATGATGCCTTCGGGCTGGATCACCCAGCGCGCGACCTCGGAGAGCTTCGGCCCCTGCATCGGCTTCGACGGTGGCCGGCCCATCGTCGGTCGCTGCTGCTTCGGCGTCGGCCGGCCCTTCTTCGGGGTCGCCGTCGGCCGACTAGATCGCGTCCTGGTCCCAGCTGGCATTCGGTGTGTTCGCAATCGCCGTCTGCGGTGTCGCCGCCGCGGCCTTCTGGGGCTTGAGTGCATCCAGTTTCAGCAGCACGTCGTCCAGCTGCTTCATCAGGTTGGCAATGTCTCGGGGGTGCGCGCGCGGGTCGTCGATCGCCGCCGCCAGCTTGTCGCGCATGGTTTCCAGCATCGTCTTTCGCGACAGCTTCGCCGCGTGCGCCATCGTCCGCGCCTTGGCCGGCGCCCGACGCTTCCGGGGCGCCGGCGGCGTCTCGCCATCCTTCACGGCGCGCAGCGGGGGCTTGCTCGCCATCACGCCTCCGATCGTGTTTGTTTTTTTCCAGAATCCAGGGGGGGCAGCGCCA